GTTTCCTCGGTCTAGTCTTCGACCGAAATGGTGGTCTGTTGCTCGACCCTTCTACAGATGCCATCTTTGCGATACGTCAGATTTCTCTGATGTTCTCAAAGATTTACCTCCCATGCACGCCAAAGCGTGAGAGAGCAGCATTTGAGAAGTATGTCGAGTGTGAGCAGCAAGTTCGTGATAACGACACTCTGTTAACTCCTGCTTTAAAAGAGGAATTTTCGAGAATGTCGTCTTTCCTTTGGGCATCGGTTCTCACCAAAGCTGACCAAATGGTCTTCGATGGTGAAGTCGTCCCAAAGCACGGTCCTGGTTCCACCGCTGATAGACTTCTTGGTAACAAGAAGTATTTTCAGACAGAGTGGCCTAGGCGTTTGGAAAATTACTTTCCTGAAGGAGAGTATCTATTTCCGAACTGGCGTCATTATGACGCCACGCGGTCGAACTTGCTCGAACCTGGAGAGGAACGCCCCGTGAGGGTTGTTCCTGTTCCTAAAACGCTCAAAACCCCAAGGATAATTGCCATAGAACCTACTGCAATGCAATATGTGCAGCAAGGGCTTAAGGAAATTATCTGTGACGGCATTCAGTCTGACAAGGACTTTTCCGGGAACTCCCGGATGAATGCTATCGTCGGTTTCGATGATCAAGAGGTGAATCAATCTCTTGCTCTCGAAGGAAGCCTTTCTGGCTCTCTAGCAACGCTAGATTTAAGCGATGCTTCCGATAGGGTTTCGAATGAGCATGTACGACTAATGCTTAAGAATCATCCGCATCTTAATGATGCAGTTGATGCTTGCAGAAGTCGGAAGGCTCATGTATTTGGAAAAGGCGTTATTCGTCTTTCCAAATTCGCGTCTATGGGTTCAGCTTTGACTTTTCCTATGGAAGCGATGATTTTTACAATCGTCATCTTCATGGGAATTCAGTCTCAGCTCAACAGACGCCTAACCAACAAGGATCTTAAATCCTTTGTTGGTAGGGTGCGCGTCTACGGGGATGATATAATTGTCCCCGTAGAATTCGCCGAATCCGTTGTCAGTATGCTACATGCTTTCGGCTATGTAGTGAATACTGGTAAGTCTTTCTGGACTGGCAAGTTCAGAGAGTCTTGCGGAAAGGAGTATTACGATGGCATCGACGTTTCAGTCGTGCGCGTAAGACAAAAACTCCCGACCCAACGGACGGACGCTAAGGAGATTATTTCGACTGTTTCCCTTCGTAACCAGCTTTATAAGCGTGGTTTATGGAGAGTAACAGCGAAGCTGGATATGCTGTTGGGGAGGATGATTCCCTTTCCAGCGGTTGACCCAGCATCTCCTATCTTGGGCAGACATTCGTTCCTGGGCTTTCATACGGAACGAATTTGTCCTAGTCTCCACCGCCCTCTTGTCAAGGGTATGGTGGTGACTAGCGTAGCTCCTGAGTGCCCACTCGATGGCTACGATGCTCTGATGAAGTGGTTCCTTAAACGCGGCGATTTGCCATTCGCCGACAGGAATCACTTAGAGCGTTCGGGACGTCCTCTTGCCGTCCGCATCAAGCAGAGGCTAGCATCCGCAGTTTAGCAACTGCTGAAAAATCCTCCTTTCTGAGGACTTCCCCCAAGTTGAGGGAAGGTGGAAGGATGCTAGGGGAGTTTGATCTTTAGATCAAACTGCTGACTTAGTCAGCTAAGGAGAGAGAATGTGTCTCCTACTGGAGGCTCATTTCTTTTCTCTAGGGAGATGCACTCTGGTGAGGAGGTG